ACAAAAACGATTGGCCATTTGATCCGGTAGTTATTGATGAGCTTTCAAGTTTTAAAAGCAGAGAAGCAAAGAGGTTTAAAGATTTGAAAGCTATAAGGTCCAGAATAGATAGAATTATAGGCCTTACAGGAACACCAGCTCCCAACGGCTTAATGGATTTGTGGGCGCAAGTGTATTTGCTTGATAAAGGGCAAAGACTTTATAAGTCCATTACGCAATACCGTAACAGGTATTTTGACAGCTACACAGCAGATGCATCAGGTAGACAAAACTATACGCCCAAAGATGGAGCCAAAGAGCTTATATCAAAAGAACTGTCAGATCTTTGTATATCAATGCAGGCAAGCGATTATTTAGAGTTACCTGATCTTGTTATAAATCCAATGTATGTGGTTTTAGACACCAAGGCCGATAAAGCTTATAGAGAATTTGAAACAGAGTATATTTTGCAAATTCCCGATGGAGAAATATCCGCTACAAACGGTGCTGCACTTTCAAATAAACTTTTACAGCTTTGCAATGGTGCAGTGTACGACGAAGACAGAGGGGTACACCGCATACATGACTGCAAGATGGACGCATTAAAAGAGATTGTAGAGTCTTTAAAAGGCCATAATATCTTATTGTTTTACAGCTTCCAACACGACAAAGAGCGAATCATGGAGGAGTTCCCACAGTGCAGAGAGCTAAAGACCGTACAGGACCAAAAAGATTGGAACGACGGCAAAATAGAAATACTTTTAGCACATCCGGCAAGTGCAGCCTACGGGCTTAATTTACAGGACGGAGGTAATCACATGATATGGTTTGGCCTTAACTGGTCTTTGGAACTGTACCAACAGGCACTTAAAAGACTTCACAGACAAGGGCAAAAGCAAAAGGTTATAGTTCATCAATTACTCGTAAAGGGTAAGCGTGACGAGGATGTGGCTAAAGCACTTGAGGGCAAGAGCGATACGCAACAAGCCTTGCTTGACAGCCTAAAAGCCAGAATACAAGAAGTAAAAGAGAGGATTAAAAAATGATAGATTTCGGAAAAGTACAGGCGGATGCTGTAAAAAACATTTGTAAGTCAAAAATTACAGGAAAAGCAGCAGACCATAGAATTTATAGTGCTGTCACGATAGATGGAAATAATTATATACCGCTTATGTATAAAGGGATATCAATATATCTGATACCGGAGAAGTACTGTTTACTGAGTCAGGCGTTTGCTGAAGTTGGGAATCCGATGGTAGAGAAGATATTCAAAAGTGCAGAAGATGCAGAGCAGATTACAGATACGAAGACGATAAAGCTTCTACCGGATGGAATACAGTTAAAAGAATTTAAAACACCTATGGGTAAATCAATTTTTGTAGACGAAAAGTTGTTAAAACCATTCGGGCAGGACGTAAGTTATTATGCCGGTGAGAATAGCAACATCGTTTACATAAAAGGAGTTGAGGAGTGGTTAGGCTTAGCGTTTGCTACACGAGTAAAGGAGTAATAGAATGACAAGAAAAGAAATTTTAGTAGAAGCAGAAAAAAGTGTATGTGGTGATAGAAATTTACAATACGGAGATCCGGAAGATAATTTCTCGGATATAGCAAGGCTATGGAGTGCTTATCTGGATACAGATTTGGGGGCTGAAGATGTCGCAATAATGATGTGCCTTTTTAAGATAGCAAGAATAAAGGGCAGCTTTTATGAGAGCAAAGACAGCTGGGTAGACCTGATCGGATACGCTGCATGTGGTGGTGAGATAGCTACTAGGGGTGAAGAATGAATGTATTAATTGCGTGCGAATGCAGTCAGACAGTTTGCAAAGAGTTTAGGGCATTAGGACACAGGGCATATAGCTGTGACATAGAAAAGTGCTATGGCGGACATCCGGAGTGGCATATTTGGGGGGATTGCTTGGAAATTATTGAGGGGGTAGCGAAGGCTATGGCGGAGCAGTGGGGAGGTGAATATGTTAGTACCTAAAGTTGATACACGAGAATTTGAAAAAGAGGTGATACAGTGACAGCAAAAGAATACTTACGACAGTTAAAGACATTAGATAATGTCATAAATGCAAAGCTTCTTGAGAAAGAGCGAATAAGAGCATTGGCTACTAAGGTTACAAGTAACCTAAGTGAGAGGGTACAGGGGGGAGGATCCGGAGGAATAGAGAACGCAGTTATAAAGATTACAGAGCTTGAGATACAAATAAATGCCGACATAGATAAGCTGGTAGACCTTAAGGTAGAGGCTACACAGATTATAGATAGCCTGGAGAATAATAAGCACAAAGCAGGATTGTCTATGTACTATGTGTCAAACTTAACCTTTGAACAGGTAGCTGAGAATACAGACATATCATCTAGGTGGGTGCGTAAGATACACGAGAAGGCCTTGAAAAAATTTGAAGAAATTTACAATAGTTCCTGTTAGTTCCTCCCACATCCGTGATATATTGTATGTGTGAAAAGTTTAAAGCAAGTATACTTTTTCATAAGATCCTCCTTTTAAGGGTATGAGAGCGGGTGGGCATTTACCGCTCTCAAATTAAAAGGGAAATCATTGTAATGAACCTCTTAAGCTATTTTCAATTAAGACAGTCAAGCGTGGCTGTCTTTTTTCATAAAACTTTTATAAATATGTTGACATACGTATTGATACGTGTTATAATGTATTTAGAAGTTAAGGAAAGGGGGAAACGATTATGAAAGGTTCAGAATTGGTCAAGCTACTAAAGAAAAATGGTTGTTATTTAGTAGGGCACGGTGGTAGGCACGATGAATGGTTTAGCCCTATAACAGGAAAAAGCTTTCCAGTGCCTAGACACAACAAGGAAGTTCCAAAAGGAACAGCTTTATCAATACTGAAAGACGCAGGGGTTAAATAAAACCCTTGTGTCAAGCATAAAAGTTTCCCTGAGCGCAAAGGAGGTCTAATATGAAAAAGTATGTATATCCTGCGGTATTCACACAAGAGGATAACGGAATGTATTCTGTAGAGTTTAGAGATTTGGAAAGTTGCTATACTTGTGGTGATGACATAAATGATGCAGTTCTAAATGCTCAAGATGTATTATCAATGGTGCTATATCGCTATGAGAGAGAGGGAAAATCAATTCCGGAGCCTTCAAATATTTCGGATATAAAATTTGATGATAAATCTTTTGTATCATATATCGTTGGAGATATTGAAACATATAGGCGTATGCACAACAATAAAGCTGTTAAGAAAACACTTACTATACCTGAGTGGATGAATGAAGCAGCAATCGCACAGAATATAAATTTTTCACAAGTGCTACAAGATGCACTTACTGAAATAATAGAAAGATAATATGAATTAAGATAAAGCATTTACTTTTAAGAGGGTAGGTGCTTTTTTGTTGCCGATTATAGACAGATGGGAAGGTGAGGTGAGTGGCAAATGAGCATGAAAACTTAGTACCATTAAACAAACGAACAAAGGACGAACAAAGAGAAATTACACAAAAAGGTGGAAAAGCTTCAGGAGTCGCCCGTAGAAGAAAAGCCGATTTGAGGAAGATTGCTGAGGGGATGATTACAGGCGATATTTCTGAAATGATGATTAAGTCTTTGATAGATATTGCAGCGGATCCGGGCAATAAGAATGCCGTTTCAGCTTTTAAAGAAATCCGTGATTTACTTGGGCAGAATAAAACGACACTGGACAAACAGGAACAAAAGGCACGTATTGATGCATTGAAAGCAAAGACTGTAACAAGTAGTCCTGAAGAAATTGATAGCTCATATGTTGATGCTTTAAAGGAACTGGCGGATAAGGCGTGGGATGATGAAAGCAGTTAAAAGAAATAAGCCTTTTAAGTTTGTCCCGCCGTCTAAAAAGCAATTAAAGGTTCAGACATGGTGGATTTCTGATAAAGTCAAGGATCACGATGGAATTATAGCTGATGGAGCAATTAGATCCGGAAAGACAATGAGTATGTCTATGGCCTATATTGCTTGGTCAATGGAATGTTTTGACGGTGAGAATTTTATCATAGCAGGTAAGACAGTAGGTTCTTGTAGGAGAAACGTTATCGGACCGCTAAAAAAAATGCTTGCAACTCTGGGTTATTTTGTACAGGATCATCGTTCTGAAAATTATTTGACTATCAGCAAGAATGGCAAGGAGAATGAATATTTTGTCTTTGGCGGAAAGGATGAAGCTTCACAAGACTTAGTACAGGGTATAACTGCTGCCGGAGCATTTTTTGATGAGGTGGCATTGATGCCTGAATCATTTGTCAATCAGGCAACAGGAAGATGTTCCGTTGACGGCTCAAAGTTTTGGTTTAACTGCAACCCCGGTTCCCCATACCATTGGTTTAAAGTGAAGTGGCTTGATAAGATTGCAGAAAAGAACCTCCTGCATCTTCACTTTACCATGGATGATAATCCGTCTTTGTCGGAGCATATCAAGAATCGTTATAAGAGCATGTATTTTGGTGTGTTTTTCAAGCGGTATATATTAGGCCTTTGGGTTATGGCTGAAGGTCTTATATATGATATGTTTGACAATGAAAAACATACGATAAAGCCTGAAGATATTCCAGCGATACAGCCTAATAGCTATTATGTTTCCTGCGACTACGGTACTCAGAATGCTACAGTTTTCCTGTTGTGGGGAAAAGGTTTTGATGGCATTTGGTATTGTATTAAAGAGTACTATTATTCAGGTAGAGACAGCGACATGCAAAAAACTGATACAGAGTATGCAGACGACTTAGAAGGATGGCTTAATGGTATCAAACTACAAAGAATTGTTGTGGATCCGTCTGCTGCATCCTTTATTGCAGAGTTAAAGAAAAGAGGCTACAGAGTGAAAAAGGCTGTTAATAACGCGCTTGACGGGATAAGGTTCTTTGCTTCACTATTACAAGAGCCAAAAGTAAAGATTAGTACGGAATGCGGAATGACTTTAAAAGAGTTTGCATCATATGTTTGGGATGAGAAAGCGGCAGATAGAGGCGAAGATAAACCGGTAAAGGTATTTGACCATGCAATGGATGCAGTAAGATACTTTGGATATACGATTATTAGAAAGCCTTCAGGCTTATCTATCATGAAATGAGGAAATTGATTGTGGAATTAGAAATTGTAAAAAAACTAATACTTTCATATGCAGATGTTCATGCAAAGTATCAAGCTGAGGCTTTAAGAGCAGAAAGATACTATAAAAATGAGACTGATATTTTGTCTGAACCTAAGAAGAAGCAGGAAAGAGCTGAAAAAGACAGAAATGGAGAACTTGTTACAAGAGACATAGAGCAACCTATGAGGAATGCGGATAACCGTATTCCTTTTAATTTTCATGGATTGCTGGTTAACCAAAAGGCATCCTATCTGTTTACAGAACCGCCTGTTTTTGATATCGGAGCAGACAGCTCTAATAAGGCTTTGAGTGCCTTCTTAAGTGATAAGTACCCTAAAATATGCAAGGATCTATGTATTGAGGCTTCCAACAAGAAAACAGGTTGGATTCACATATGGAAGTCTGCCGATGACGGAAATTACAGATATGCAGTAGTACCCTCAGAGCAAATACAGCCGATTTGGTCAAAATCTTTAGACAGAAAGTTGCTTGGAGTATTAAGGGTGTACCACGAAATAGATGATGATGGCAATGAGTTTGATGTTTACGAGTTGTGGAATGATAAAGAATGCGCAGCATACAGAGTTCTTGCAGGAGGAACGGTAAAGGATAACTTAGAGACATATCCTAAGTTCTTTGTGGAAATCAATGGAATGAGCGAAGTATCAAATGAATACTCGCATAATTTGGGAGAAGTGCCGTTCTTTGCATTCGACAACAACAATGTGCATACAGATGACTTGAAGAATATTAAGCCCTTAATTGATGTGTACTGTAAGATATTCAGTGGCTTTGTAAATGACCTTGAAGATATTCAGGAAGTAATATTCGTGCTGACCAATTACGGTGGTACTGATTTGAACGAATTCTTGTCAGACTTAAAGTATTATAAGACTATAAAAGTTGACAATGAGCAAGGAGATGGTTCAGGCGTATCGACATTAACCATTGATTTGCCGGTAGATGCAAGAGAAAAGCTTTTAACTACAACACGAAAGTGTATATTTGAGCAGGGGATGGGCATTGATCCTGATCCGCAGAATTTTGGTAATAGTTCAGGTGTGGCCTTACAGTTTTTATATTCGTTACTGGAATTAAAGTCAGGGTTGCTTGAAACGGAATTCAGACCTTCATTCGGGCGATTTATAAGGTGTATCTGCAGAGTGTTGAGTATTCCGATAAAAGATGATGTGGTGTTGCAAACATGGGCAAGAACAAAGGTTCAGAATGACCAGGAGACCGCACAAATCGCACAGCAGTCTACCGGAATTATAAGCAATGAAACTATTGTCAGAAACCATCCTTGGGTTAAAAATGCACAGGATGAACTTGACAAGCTGGCTGAAGAAAAAGAGGCTACAGAAATAAATTATGATCCTTTTAATGCGGATAAAGAGCCTATAGACAACGCAAAGGCTACGGAGAAGAAGGATGAAGACAGCTGATTACTGGAAGGACAGATTTGAACAAATAGAAAAGATTTGTTATGACAAGGGAGCTGTAACATATAGAGAGATTGAAGAGCAGTATAGAAAAGCGCAAAGAGAGATTGAAAGTCAGATTTCAGTGTGGTATCAAAGATTCGCTGTGAATAACGGTATTACAATACAGGAAGCAAGAAGGCTTTTAACATCAGGAGAACTTGCAGAATTAAAGTGGGATGTGAATGAGTACATCAAGTATGGCCAACAAAACGCTATTGACGGGAAGTGGATGAAACAGCTTGAGAATGCCTCCGCAAAGGCCCACATAGGCCGTTTAGAGGCCTTAAAACTCCAAGTGCAACAACAGGTTGAAGTTGTATTTGGAAATCAACTGGACGGCATAGATAAAGCTATGAGGGCTGTGTACAGTGCCGGATATTTACACACTGCTTTTGAGATTCAAAAAGGTATGGGAGTTGGTTATACTCTTGCTGCATTTAATCAAACGCTTGTTGATAAAATATTAAATAGACCTTGGGCACCTGACGGCAAAAACTTTTCGGACCGTGTTTGGAGTAATAAACAAAAGTTGATTAATGAATTAAACACAACACTTACGCAAGGCATAATTCTTGGCAAAGACCCGGGAAAGATAATTAATGCAATGTCAAAGAAACTTGATGTTTCAAAGACTGCAGCAGGAAGGCTTGTGATGACTGAATCTGCTGCATTTGCAAGCAGAGCCCAGGAAGATTGCTTTAAAGAATTAGATGTAGAAGAATATGAGATTGTAGCAACTCTGGATTCACATACTTCAGAAATCTGTCAGGATATGGATGGTAAGGTTTTTAAGATGTCTGAAAGGCAAATTGGGGTAAATGCTCCACCTTTTCATGTGAATTGTCGTTCTACTACTGTACCGCATTTTGATGACTGGGAAGAACTTGGTATCGAAAGCGAAAGAGCCGCAAGGAATGAGGACGGAGATACTTACTATGTGCCTGAGGATATAACATACAAAGAGTGGGAGTCAAAAATCAAGAAAAGTAATAGTCAAGAATACGTAGGAAATAGTTTGGACAAACCTGTTGCTGTTAAAGTAGGGCATTACAATGCAGATATGACTATCGAGCAACACCAATTTTCCAAAGGAGTGATAAATGCTTATAAATTAGATGAAGCGGTTGTATATGAGTTAGAAGATGGTGTAAAGTTTGTATTTCTTAAGGACTATGACAGGAAGCTGCAAAGTATGACACCTGATAAGGCAGTTGATTTATGGTACAAGGTACCTAATGTGATAAGAAAACAAGCTCAAAAAACAATTGAATTCGTTGATTACTATAACCCTAATGACTACTATTGGCAGAAGAGATATAAGGATTTCTCTCACTCATATGCGACTGGCGGGGAAGTAATAACATTTTATCGTTATGAACAGCCACATAATGATTTATATGTGATTAGAACTTATTGTCATGAAGTTGCGCATTTTATTGATGTAAATAGAGGACTGAACGGATTGGATTACTCTCAAGGTTCTGACTGGACTAAGGCTATGAAAAGTGATATATTACATTCAAATAGAATTTCGCCTACTACTTATGGTGAGAATTCTAATGCGGAGGATTTTGCGGAGTCTATCGTAGAGTTTTTGTGGGATCCGATTTATTTTGAAGAAAATTTTCCAAACAGAGCAGCACTCTTAAAAACGATATTAAGATAATAGAGGGAGGGGTTATGAGCTACGAAAGAATTGAGGGTAGAACACCTTCAGGTGGAGACTATTCTGAGATTTATTATTTTGATTCAGAAGGAAATGAAACTGAAAAAGAAAATGCACTAAGGTGTATAATACGTGAATGTAAGTTTGACGGAACATTATTACAAGAAACTTACGGTATATGTAGTAGAAACAAGGGTTGAAATGTTTGTATTTTAAACATTGGGGAGGCGATAAAATGACTTTAGAAGATTTAAAAGAGGGGGCGATTAAAAGACTGAAAATGCTTGGATATGCCCCCGATGCAGATGTACTTTTATACTGTACGGAAATTGCAAGTCAAAAATCTGCGGACTGGTGTAACTATGATAATATAGATAGTCTTCCGGATGGCACAAAAATTTATGTTATAGATTGTGTTGTGGCAGAATATATGATAAGCAAATCTATTTCGGTTATGCTCGCTGAGAAATTAAGGCGAGATGCTGAAACCGGTTTGCTAAGATTTAGACGTCTAAGGTGGTAGTATAAAGGTATATAAATTAAATTTCCGCCTATAACATACAAAAATCGAAAAGGTTATTGAAAAGAAGTTTTAAAGCATCCGAACAGGGTGCTTTTTTATTGCCCTAAGCATGGCATAAAACCGCTTGTACGACTACACTGGCCGAGTGAATAAATCGGCAATCCTAAGAACCGGAACAGACCGGAATAAAAAAGATTGGGGAGAAGAAATATGTTGGAATGGTTACAAACAATTCTTGAAGGTGCGAAAGTTGAAGATGGAAAGCTTGATGTAACAGCGGTCATGAACGCAGTTAAGTTGGAATTTCCTAAAAATGCTGTACCTAAAACGGAATTTAATGACAAGGTAAAGGAACTTAAAGCAGCTGAAGGCACAATCGCCGAACTGAAAAAGAATGCCGGGGATAATACAGAGCTTACAGAAAAGATTAAGAACTATGAAGAGCAAATAAGAACTATGCAGACGGAAGCGGCCAATACTGCTAAGAGCTATGCGCTGAAAGCAAAACTTACGGAAGCAGGTGCTTTGGACTCTGATTATTTAATCTATAAGCAGGGTGGACTTGATAAGTTTAACTTTGATAAAGACGGTAATCCTATCGGCATTGATGATGTACTTAAACCTTTAAGAGAATCCTTACCGCATCTTTTCAAAACCGAGAACAAACCGAATGGGTATAATCCTGCCGGTGGTAGTGGTTCAGGCGGTATAGTCAATCCTTGGAAAAAGGAAAGCTTTAACATGACTGAGCAAGGAAAGATTTTGAAGAACGATCCTGTGCAGGCTAAACAGTTGGCATCTGCAGCAGGAATAACATTAAACATTTAAGAGAGGAATTAAATTATTATGGCAAACGGAACAACTTTATCGGATGTTATTGTACCTACACTATTTAACCCTTATGTAGTTAATAGAACCATGGAATTATCTGCATTATTCCAGTCAGGTATCATAACAAATAATGCAGAATTTGATGCACTTGCGTCTGAGGCGGCACCTATTCACAATATGCCGTTTTTTGAGGATTTAACAGGTGCTTCGGAGGATGTAATTGAGGGTAATGACCTCACAGCGAAGAAGATTAAATCAAACAAGGATGTGTCTACAACTATCAGGAAGGCTAATATGTGGTCCGCTACGGACCTTTCTGCGTCTCTTGCAGGTGCAGACCCCATGGCAGCAATAGGAGACCTTGTAGCGGGATACTGGGCAAGAGAGAATCAGAGAATTCTTATAAAGATTTTATCAGGTGTTTTCGGCTCTTGGGTAAATGGAGGTACTACAGAAGTGCCTTTAAAGGATCATATTCTTGATATTACTAATGCATCAAGTGCAGCAGCAAAGAACATTTCAGCTTCAGCTTTTATTGATGCCTGCCAGCTTTTAGGAGATGCACAGGGACAGCTTACAGCAGTAGCTATGCACAGTGCAACAAAGGCATTTTTAAAGAAGCAGAACCTCATACAGACTGAAAGAGACAGTACAGACGTAGAGTTTGATGTATATCAGGGAAGAAGAGTAATTGTAGATGACGGATGTCCTGTTGACAGCGGTACATATACAACATATCTATTCGGACAGGGTGCTATCGCATATGGCAACGGTTCTCCTGTGGGCTTTGTTCCTACTGAGATTGATAGAGATAAGAAGAAGGGTTCAGGAGTGGATTACCTGATTAACAGGAAGACATTTATAATGCACCCAAGAGGTATTGCATGGCAGAACCTTGAGAGAGCACATACAGAGACACCGACAGAGGCGGAGCTTGCAAATGCAAAGAACTGGAAGATGGTATATGAACCAAAGCAGATCAGAATTGTGGCATTCAAGCACAAGATAGGATAGTCAAAAAAGGAGGACCGTATGGTATTAGAAGATCTGATTCGTTTGATAGACTTACGGTTACAAATGTTTGGGTACACTGTCACAGAGGAAGATAAGTCTACAATAGAGTATCAAGCTGAAAAGGCTGCACAATATGTTTGCAATTATTGAAACTTTAAAAAGTGCCCGGGTGATATTCCGGGCGCTTTGAAATTTGTGACAGTTGATTATGCTATCGGTGAATTTTTAGAACATAAAAAACAATAGATAAAATGATAGAAATAGAATTTGAAAAACCTAATTACACCACCTGTAAATGCTGTGGTAATCAGGTAACTTGGCTCACAAGATTTGTTTATAAGGATAACGAAGCTATTGCTTTTTACTACGCCACTTTCACAGAACACGCCGAGGAAAAAGAAGTAAAATGTTTAGTAGGCATATGTGAATGGGAAAACCCTGAAAGTGAAGAATATACAAAAGCAACGGGATTCCCGATGGTGCTTTGGGTTGATGAAAATCAGCAGGCAAATGTTTCATTATTGGATAAAAATGAAGTTCCTTGGGAAAACATACTAAAAGGGGAAATCCTTGACCGAGAGGATGCCCTAAATCACCCTTATAAAGAGGAAATTTTCCATATTACTGACCATATTTTCTGGGAAGATAAAGAAATTATAAATTTTTTATTTCCTAAAAACTAAAAGAGGCTGAAAACACCAGTTCTGAACCTCATCAAAAATATAAAAATTGAAAGTTTTAAATATTAAAATTTCTGCATTACCTCCAGAGAATAATTCTTTTTGGATGAAACTTCTTCTCTATC